AACATTTGATTTACAGTTGTTTTTGTGTCCTGCTACCCTGGAAATGCCTTGAAAAGTGTGTGCGTGCGTCTTATTGTGCCTATTGGGTGATATGACGCATGAGCTTCCTCATTAGAAGAACTTGCTGATGCTTCCAATGACTTCAAAGACATTCATGATGCGTGATTTGTCGAATTCCTGCTCATCGTAGTCCTCTGTATTAATGGGAATGAAGCGCAACTTGCTTGGATCTGGCGACCTGCGCAGGATTTTGATGGTACGGATGGTGTCCAATACCACTGCATAGATTTCTCCATACTGGATGTCGTTGAGTGTGCATTGTCGCAGGGCGATGATGTCGCCATGGTTTATTTTGGGCTCCATGGAGTGGCCGGTGACATTGCACCAGAGGCTGGCTTTTTCGAATCCCCTTATTACGATGTTGGTGGCGGGTATGTTTACCTGAGAGTTGAACACCTCATCGAATCCCCCAATAAAGTCCACATCGTAGTATGGTGTGCCGACAGATGGGTTCATGGATGTGGTAGGCATGAACGAAGGATTGGCTTCGTCTATTGTTTTAATGCCGTTCAAATCATCTTTCAACATGCTTCCTGCACCAGTAAGCAACCATCCTGTTGAATATCGGGGATAATTTTCAACTATTATACTAAGCCATTTGGCTTGAATGTCGGTTCCGTTATTGATTGCTCTTGAAAGCACGCCTTTACTTGCGCCAATAGTTCTTTCCATGGCGCCAATAGTTATCCCCTCATTGGAGGCTATTTCTTGTATTCTTGATAAAATATTGCCCATAATTGAAAATTATCCCCGTTTTTATTTCGAGGGTTGAAAATTATCACTATATTTGCAGCGTGTTTAAGATGTAAACAGCGCGCCAAATATACAAAAAAGGCGTGTGATTAGCGAATTTTAAGGATTAAAGAAAATGAAAGCAAAAGTAATTATAGCTCAAGCAACAGCTGAGACCGCCGAAGCTCTTTACGGACTGGTCAAGAAGATGGTAGATACAACAGCAATCAAGGCTTATCCCAGTGTAGATTATCAGGCAGTTTTCTTTTCAGCTGATAGATACGACTTAGACTTTGTAAAAAGAGTATTGGCGGATAAGTGCTTTTCTTTCAAAATTGAAGATGCAGAATAATACAATAAAATAAGTGAGTTTATGACACAGCAAGAATTTATGGAACGGACGGGGATAACCCCTACAGCAGAGGATTTTGATTACATCCATGCGGTTTATCTGAACACTTCGATGAACAAGGATGAGTTCTGCAAAGATTTCAAGAAACATGGGGACAGCCGGATTATCCGCGATGTTCATGTGCGAGTGCTGAACTATGAAATGAAATGTGAACGTCAAAAGGAAGTTATCGACAACCTGACCGATTTTCTGATTGGCAAGGCACATGCGTATGACGATACCGATTTTCGCAAAGAAGCGGTAGGGCTGGTCGGTGAGATGGAAGTGGTGAAACGAACCATTGAATTGGGGCTTCCGCTTTGGGATGAAGACAGGATGGTTGTCCTTTCGATGATAGAAGAACAAGGCAAATAGATTGCCGGATAACTGGCAGCCCGGAAAGACGGGCAGGGGCGGCAGGCACGGCCGGAGAGTTGGTAAATCGAAAATGAGAAATCGAAATAAGAAAGCGTAGAAAGCCGTCGGGGTTCGATTCCCTGCGCCCCACGATATAAACTTTTAAAATTTAGAGTTATGGCAAAGAATTTCAATCCGAGAACAGCAGAGAGTCTGTTCAAACAGAAGTTGCGCACGATGATAGGCAGTACGGCACATACGCAGAATATTGCCGACCAGGCGATGGAGCTGGCTGGACAATTCATGACAGAGGATGCGATTAGTAACTCGGATGCCTACCGAGTGTTGGAGAATGTGAGCTGTGTGTGCGAGGAAGCCATGCAAGTGCTGATTGAGGAACTGAAAAAGGGAACACGCCTTTACGAGATACTTCCGGATGATTCGGATGACATCAAGCAGAAAGCGATTGAGGAATTATAAATGAGCAATATATCAAGAGATAAACGATATGAGAAAGCAGATTTTGACAGATAACGAGACAAAGACCTTCCTGATGAAGACATTCGGATGCAGCCGTCAGGCTGTGTGGCAGGCACTGAATTTTGTCCGTGACAGCGACCAGGCGCGCCGGATTCGCACCCTCGCCCTGAAACGAGGCGGCAAACTGACTGACGGGAACTTCATCCCGAACTGTGAAACGACCTTTGAAGAGTGTGAGCATACCATGACCTGCACCTTCGGTCCCCGTGTAAAACTGGTAGTCCACCGGAAGACCAACGATGTGGACGTGTACGTGGACGGAAAACGGACCGAAACCTACCAATGTGAGTTTATATCAGACTTCATGCAGCTGCAGCACGAGACCCAACAGATGGCAGCCGCCTTATAAACAGCAATGAAATGGAGTATTATGGAAAGATATTGTGCATATCCTACAATGACCTGACCTACGACGACCGACCGGTGAAGGTGAACGGGAAGGCTGACTACAGCAGAAGCCGCACGCTGAAAGGCGTTCATCCTTCCACTCTTTCCGAAGAAGAACTTGCTCCCATCCTGTCGGTACCCAATTACAAGAAATTAGCGGCCAAGAAAGAAATCAACGTAGTGCGACCCGGCAAGGGGCTTGGAAGTTATGCACTGGTAGAGATAGCGACCATGCCACTGCGTTTTCAGGAAAGGATAAAACTTAAATACGGAGACATGAAAGAGGACGTTATAAGAAACTGGCTCGGCAACCATTACCACATCGATGCGAAAGCCCGGGAATTCTACACCCGGTTCCGTTTTGACAACGGTGATGCCCTTCCGCCGGAACACATCCAAGAATATACGGTAAACGCTTCGGTAATTGAGGCAGTGATGCGTGCCATGGAGGATGCCACCTTTATGCGTAAGGCCATGAAGGCCGGTCCGGTGAACTGGGGCGAGTTGGCAGGAGCCATCAGCTATTATCAAGCAGAGTTCGGCCATACCTTACCCGTGAGTTCCAACCGCTTCAAGAAGCGTGTGAATGACTTCAAGGCCAACGGCTATGAAAGCCTTATCAGCCGCAAGTTCATGAACCAGAACCGCCGGAAAGTGACCTATGACATTGAACGCCTGCTGCTGAGCATTGATGCCCAACCGGAGCAGCCCTTCAATACCACCGTGTGGGAACAGTACAATCTATTTGTGCAAGGAGAACTGGAGCTATATGACCCCGAAACCGGCGAGGTGTTGAATCCGGCAGACTTTACCGACAAGGATGGAAATCCGCTGGTATTGAGCCCGGCCACAGTAGCCAACTACCTGAACAACCCCAAGAACAAGGCCCTTCGCGGTAAGCTGCACATGAGCCAGTGGGACTTTAACAATGCCTACCGTCCTTATCATCTGCGCAGCATCGGTGAATATTCCTTGAGTAAGGTTTCTCTTGACGACCGCGACCTACCGCGCCCGATGAAGGATGGTAACCGAGTGAAAGCCTATTATGCCTACGATGTGGTGAGCGGTGCTGTGGTGGGATATGCCTACAACCGGTACAAGACTACCGAGTTATTTTTAGACTGCATGCGAAACATGTTCCAGACCCTGGACCGGAATGGCATGTATATCCCCGCCGAGTTAGAAGTGGAACACCACCTGGTAAGCGACTTTGCCGACGGATTGATGCAAGCCGGTACCGTCTTCCCCCTGATCCGCTGGTGTAACCCCGGGAACTCGCGTGAAAAACGTGCCGAGCACAAGAACCGCGAAAAGAAATACGGTGTGGAGAAACGCACGCAGGTAGGTATCGGCCGATGGTATGCCAAGCTGGAGGCCAACCGCCCGAAGGAAGAAAAGGTGTATGACGAAAAGAACAACACCTACAAGGTGAAGACCTATAGTTATGAAGAACTGGTAGCCGATGATATACGCGCCATTGAGACCTTCAACGCACAGCCTCACCCCAACCAAAAGCGCTATCCGGGCATGAGCCGTTGGGATGTGCTTTGCGCCCACCAGAACCCGAACCTTGCGCCTTGGAACAAGGCCGTTCTTTACCGGTTCATCGGGCAGCACACCGAAACAACCATCCGGCAGAACACCTACTGCACGGTGATGTACAACCAATACGGACTACCCAGCCCGGAAATCATTGAAAAGCTGGAGCCTAGGAACTACAAGGTAGATGCTTATTATCTGCCCGATGCCGACGGAACCATCAACGAGGTATATATCTACCAGAACGGACGATATATCGCCACCTGCAAGCCCGTAGCCCGTTACAATGAGAACACCGCCGAGCAGACCGAAGCCGACAAGGAAGCCTATACCGAACAGGCCAAGTATGTAGCCAAGTTCGACAAGATGATGAAGGACAGCAAGATCAAACGTGTGGGTATCCTTGCCAAAGAGGAAACGAAGCTGATAACAGAGGTACAGGCGGAAGCCGTTCCCCTTCCTGCACAAGTCGAGGAAGAAGATTACTCAGCCTATATGGACATCAGTGCCTTCGAGCATGATGCAGTAGCCAAGATATAATTAACGACGTTAGAACGAATTTAAAACAGCATTCAAATGGAAATAACAAATGAAGTAAAGCAACGTATTGTGGCAGCGATAGCCGCCGACCGTGAAAATTATCCCAGTGACAACCGCCATGCCACGGCACTGGGCATAGCCCCCAGCGTGTACAATACCATCAAGCGGGGCAATTATGAAAGGCAGGCCAGTGATGCCAACTGGGTAGGCATAGCCCGAAGACTGGGCGTGCAACTGCGCACGGAAATGCCCTGGCTGGCAGCCCAGACCCCGACCTACGTGTTTGTGAGCAAGCAGCTGGAAGTGTGCCAGGGCAGCGGTCTGAGCGCCATCCTGTGCGATATGCCCAATATCGGCAAGACCTTTACAGCGAAAGCTTATGTGAAGCAGCACAAGCACGCCGTATATGTGGACTGCAGCCAGGTGAAGACCAAGCTAAAGCTGATACGCTACATTGCCAAGGAATTCGGTGTGACCAGCAACGGACGCTACAGCGACGTGTATGAAGACTTGGTAGCTTACCTGCGCACGATTGATACGCCCCTGGTTATTCTGGACGAAGCCGGCGACTTGCAGTATGAAGCCTTCCTTGAGTTGAAGGCTCTGTGGAATGCCACTGAGCGCTGCTGTGCCTGGTATATGATGGGTGCCGACGGATTGAAGGAGAAGATCAACCGCGCCATCGAAGGCAAGAAGGTGGGCTATACCGAAATGTTGAGCCGCTACGGTGACTCCTACAGCAAGGTGACCCCGGACGATGCGCAGGAACGCGAAAAGTTTCTGAAGGCACAGGCTGCCATCGTCGCAAAAATCAATGCCCCGGACGGTGCCGACATTGCCAAGATTGTTCACAGCACCGGAGGCGGCTTGCGGCGCGTATATACCGAAATCGAAAAATTAAGGAGGATGCAAGCATGAAACTGAAAAGAGCCTACAGCCCCGGTGAGGTGCTGAATATGAAAATACCCCGGTATGAGTTTACCGGGGATTGGCAAGCCTCGATAGGCAACCCTGCCAAAAGCGGCGTGTGGATTATCTGGGGTGCCAGCGGGAACGGGAAGAGCAGCTTTGTGATGCAGTTGGCCAAGTACCTGTGCGGCTTCGGACGTGTCATCTATGACAGCCTGGAAGAAAGCACTGGCCTTTCGTTCCAAATGAGCCTGAAACGGCATAAGATGGACGAAGTGCGCAAGCGGTTGGTTATCCTTGACCGCGAGTCGATGGACCAGCTGGAGGAACGTCTGCAGCGCCGGGGCAGTCCCGGCATCGTGATTATCGACAGCTTCCAATACAGCGGCTTGAACTACAAGACCTACAAGGAGTTCAAGGAACGTCATCCCAAGAAACTGTTTATCTTCATCAGCCATGCCGAGGGACTTCATCCGGCAGGTAGAAGCGCCCGCAAGGTGGAATATGATGCCGATGTGAAAATCATGGTAAGCTGTTTCAAAGCCTGGTGCAAAAGCCGCTTTATGGAAAAGCCCGGTGAACCCTACGTGATATGGGAAGAAGGTGCTGCCAAAACATTGAAGGACGATAATATGGAGGATTATTTGAATGATGGAATGGGAGAATAAGCTGTACCAGATACTCCTGAAAGGACAGGAGGCGGAGGCCGTGGTGGACGATTGGGTAGAGCGTAACATACAAAGCGACCTCCGTCTGCGCAGGGCCAAGACAAAGGGACACGTAGTGATAGAAACCAGGGATGTGATGTTTGCCCGGAATATCCAGGTATGGCATCCGTCCTGCCAAATAAACATTAAAGATTTGAAGTGATGGAAAAGAAAGAAGAAAAGAAAGTGTGCTGCATCTGCGGCAAAGAGTATGAGGGCTACGGATACAATCCGTTCCCGGTGAAAGAAGAAGGCTGCTGCTGCCAATCGTGCAACTACAGTGTGGTGGTTCCGGAACGGTGGGAACGATACAAGGCTTTTCAACGTGGTGAAGCGACCGGTGCCGGAAAAGTGTACATCAGCGGAGCCATCGCGCACTATGATATGAATGAGCGCAAGGAAGCCTTCAGTCGTGCCGAGGAGAAACTGATGGCACAAGGCTATGATCCTGTAAACCCTTTCAAGAACGGATTGCCGGATGAAGCTCATTGGAGAGCCCACATGCGGGCTGACATTGCCCTGTTGCTGGCTTGTGACTATATCTATATGCTGAAGGACTGGGAGCTGAGCAAGGGAGCCAAACTGGAACTTGACGTGGCCAGTTCGTGTGGCATTAAAGTGTTGTTTGAATAAAATTAGTCGATATGGGAAAAATAAAAATGGAAACCGGTGTTGTGGTGATGAAGTTGACCGCTACGGTATATAGAGGAACAATTCGTGAAATCCAATCCTCACGCATAGGTTTTTGCGGGGAGTACAATAAAGAAATACTTTCTAAAATGGGTGATGAGTTCAAAAAGATATTTGCTAAGCAAATTGAGGCTGAATACAAAGGTAAATCAGTGAAGCCGGATAAGATAATTTATCGTGTCAGTACCAAATCAACGGAATGTGAAATGATTCTTAATGGTAAATGACATGGCACAGGAAGTAACCAATTTCGCCCGGTTCTACACATTGTTCAACAAGCTTCCCTGTACAGGAGACCGGGAAGAATTCAAGAAAAGCATTGTGCTGCAGTACACGTGGAACCGGACGGACAGTCTGAAGGAAATGACAGCCAAGGAGTATGAAGCCTGCTGTACGGCTCTGGAGAAGCTGAGCGGACAAGACGAATGGCGACAGAAGCTGCGTGAGGAGCTGCGGCGGAAACGGAGTCTCTGTCTGAACCTGATGCAGAAGCTGGGCATAGATACATCCGACTGGAACCGGGTGAACGAATTCTGCAACAACCCACGGATAGCCGGCAAGCCCTTTGTTCAGATTAGTACAGCGGAACTGGAACAACTGGCTATCAAGCTTCGGGCTATCCAACGAAAAGGAGGTTTAACCGATAAATAAGACAAA